AATGTTTCTTTAATATCCAATTTTTGTGTTCTTGGTCTTTTAGTAATATTATTTTATATTTGTTCTTTGCCAAATCACACACTCCCTCTTGTATTGACTTAATGCTCTTTTACCTGAATCTTCTATTTTATTTTCAAGAGTCAGTTCCCTTATTCTAGCACATACTGAACTTAATGGTATTTCCATATAATGAGCAATAGTGTGGTTTGGTAAAGGATTGTTTAAAAGTAAGTCATAAACTTGTTCTTTTAATGTCACCTTATTTTTTTTATTCTCCCATGCAGATTTACTTGTCTGTGAGTTTCTTTGATATGCTTTATAGTCTAGTTCTAATTGCATCATTTCTCCTGTTTTACCCTGTTAAGGGTCGTGGCTTGGAAAACTAAATCAGGGGAGATTAAAACCAAGCCACTATGTTCATAACATATTGAGAAAAAATGTATGTTTAACGATTCATACCATAAAAGGATACATATACAAAACTTTCTCAATCACCCTGATTCGATTTATAGTGATTTTGATTTGATTTGCAATAGTAAATATTACAATATTCTCTAATTGCTTGTATATAAGGTTAAAAAAGCTAGGTTTTATGCTATAAATTAGCTATTGAAAATGCAATCTATTTTTAGTAATTTATTCGTATGTTAAATATAAACGAAAACATAAACAAAGGGGATAAGATGAAAATACCTAAAGGTTCATCAGTATCAAAAGAGTTATCCAAAAAGTTTGGTAGAGTATTTAATACCAAAAAAACTTTCTTTTTTGATATTGGTAAAGAAGTTTCAAATGTGAATACAATGGGTACTCACGTTGAAAAACATCTGAAAGAAAAATCAGATTTTATTAACACGCAACAAGGTAAATCTAATGGAGAAAAGATTGGTTAAATTAGAAGAATCTTATTTCAAAGACTTTCAGAAGCAGAGAGAACTTGAAAGAAAAGCTGTACTTCTTAAAGAGAAAAAAAGAATGAAAGCTTGGAAGATTCATAATTTAAAATATCATACTGCATAAGTAACAAAGGGGATATAAAATGAGAAAAATGATAATGTTAATAGGGCTATCTATCACTCTACTTCAAGGGTGTGCTAGTTATAAGCCATTAATTGACTCTAATGGTCAATCAGGAACTTTTAATGAAAGCCAAGCCAAGAATATAACTAATGATAAAATGTTATGTTCACAATTTGCAAAAAACAATACAACAAAAATGTCTAATGTAACTTATTGGGTTTTTAGTCCAAAGATGGAAACTAAATACCAAGCTTATTATAGACAATGTTTGAAAGGGAGAGGTCATAGTGTCATTAACTAAAAAATATAAGTATTTATATTTAAAAGAAAAATGGGAACACGAAAGCACACGATTAAACTTTGATCTTAATGTCTATAATTTTGATATTGATAATCAAGAAGAAAAAGTATTTAGACAGTTAAATCGTTTAGAAAAACTTAATAATAAGCATAACTACGAGGAGAGAAAATGATCACAGACTCACAAGTCCGTAATATCTCGTTGATAAAACAACGATTAAGAAATTGTTTAGCTACTATGAATGGTGCTAGTCAAAAAGAACAGGAGTCTAAATTCGTTGAGTATATAGGAATTAGATTAAGACAAAGAAGAATTGAGTTAGGATATACTCAAACAAGAGTAGCCAATAAGCTAGGAGTTACTTTTCAACAAGTGCAAAAATATGAAAAGCCAACTAATGAAATTAGCCTAAAAAAGCTAAAGATATTCTGTGAAGCTACTAACACCGATTGGTCTTACTTCTTCAGACCACTTGAAGCTTTGAATAAGAAAATATATATGAATGGGAGAGCAAATGACTAAAACAGTTAAGTTAGAACATGGACATACAATTACATTTGACGATAATAAACACGTCTATATTCACAATAACGAATATGTAGTTGGTATGAGTACACTTCTTGGTAAGTTAGCAAGTCCAGCATTAGAAGCTTGGAAAGTTAATACGCAAGTTAGTTCAATAAAACAGGAAATGGAAAAGCAAGGTATCGCACTAGATACAATAGATAAGATAATCATTAATGCTAGGGCTAATGCTCGTAAAGCTAATGATAATATTTTAAGTATTGGTTCTATCGTGCATAAGCTTGTTGAACTATGGTTAAAAGGTGAAAAGGTAACTAAACCTGATAACCCTATTGTAGCAAATTGTTTTATGGAGTTCCAAAAGTTTTGGAAAAAACATAAGCTAAAAGTAGTTGAGTCTGAAAAGATACTTTATTCTGAAAGAGGATATTGTGGAACTTTAGATTTAATCGCTAAAGACGAAAAAGGCAATCTATGGTTAATAGATGTAAAGACATCTAAAGGATTGTTTATAAATATGGTTTTGCAATTACACGGTTATCGGCTGGCGTTTGAAGACCAAACAGGTAAGAAAATAGATAAGATGTATATAGTAAGATTGCCTAAAACAAATGAACCATTTGAAGCTAGGCAGATATTATATAAAGCAGACCATATGAAAGCATTTTTAGGTTTATTACATTGTCATAAATCAGAACTGCTTTTTAAAGAACAAATGAGAAAGTTAAAGTCAACGCAAACCAAAAGGAAAAAAAATGTACGATAAAAAACAATATGGAAAACCTTTTTGTGGTCTTTCAGTAAGACTATACGAAACAGGTAAAAAAGCACCAAGCTATGAATATTCAGCATCAGCAAGTAAGTCTAAATTGATGTGTAGTTTAACAAAAAAACTATATTCAATTTCGCAAATTCTTGAATGGTACAAGACACCAGCAGTACAAGAATATGTTAATGAGGGTTACGAACTTAAAATTGCTAGTAAGATTCAACAAGCTAAAGAATCTAAATATGGTGCAGATACAGAACAATCATTTTGTTTCTATATGGCTAAACCTTATAAACCTAGAAATATTGATGGTGTAAAACCTATTGGAGATTCAGTTCCTAGATATACTGAACAACCAATGACACAGGCACAACCATCAGCACCTGATAACTCACAAATTGCTGGGTTATCTGATCTTGATGATGAGATTCCATTTTAAATATGAATAATTTGGAAAAATTCAAAGACCTAGAACTGCAAGTAAAAGCATTAGAGAAACATAATAAAATGCTTAAAGACCATATCGACTCATTAATAAATGATAACGATAGGTTTAGGTCTATTGATAAAGCACATAAAAATATAAATGGAAAACTTCGTCTAAGACTCGCAAGATTCGAAGAAGAAAATAAAAAGCTAACTGATGAAGTTAAGGATAATAAAGAACTTATCCAAGACCTCTACGACTATCCATAGGAGAAAAATATGTCAACAGAAGATTATTTAAAAGTAGATACAAAAACATTAATGAAAGAGTTAAGAGAGTTTTCTGAAAAGTATAACTTTTGGTATTCTGCATTATTAAAAAGAGAAACTGATCTTAAACAAAAGAACGCAGAACTCTATATAAGCTTTAAGAAAAAAGAAGAAAAAATGACTCAAAAAGAAATTGAAGCTTTAATAATGTTAGATGAAGAATATAAGTCTAAAAAGCACGTTTTAATAGAAGCAGAAACTTTTTACTTAATGTTTAAAACTAACTACAACAATAAACAAACAGAAATCTCTTTATTACAAAGTGAACTAAAAAGAGAACTATCGTTTGTAGCTAGGGAGAGAAAATGACAAAACTTTATTTAGATAATCAAGGCAACTATCAGAAGTGTAAAGAAGATAAAATTAATTGGTTAAGTGTAATTGCTAAAACAATAGTTTGTCTTACTATGGTCGTTGCTATTGGTTTTTATATATATCTTTTATTTAGTGCTTAATAACATCTAGCTGACTTATGTCAGTTGTTTCATCTATTTCAATGGTGCTTATGCTATAATTATGAACATAAGCATCTTCCCTATCATCAATCTTATTTAGATAGCTTTGTACTTTTGGAAAATGTGGAGTCTGATCTATAAATATAAATGAAGCTTTACCAATATTATTATTATCAGTTAATAAATCTATACTTAATTCTGTAATGACATAATCTGTTTCGTACTTCATACCTTACAATATATGTATTTAAGATTGAGTTAAATTACTTTTTTTTGTTTCTGTTTAAGACTTTATCTGTCATCTTAGTTGAGAAAGTAGCTGTAAAAACAAT